GTTTGCGCCTTTCAGGTCTGCGCCTTCCAGGTCTGCGCCTTTCAGGTTTGCGCCTTCCAGGTCTGCGCCTTCCAGGTCTGCGCCTTTCAGGTCTGCGCCTTCCAGGTCTGCGCCTTTCAGGTCTGCGCCTTCCAGGTCTGCGCCTTTCAGGTTTGCGCCTTCCAGGTCTGCGCCTTCCAGGTCTGCGCCTTTCAGGTCTGCGCCTTCCAGGTCTGCGCCTTTTTTAACAGCTTCAATTAATGTTTTTCTAATCGTGTTATCTTCTTTTTCATATTCAAATAATATCGAACCTGTCCAACGCGATTTAATTTCAATTTTAATTTTTGACATTTATTTATTCTCCTGTTTGATTAGTTCGCTGAGTTTCATTTAAGCCGCCTTAAAAGATATTTAGGTATTCTTTCGATAAACAAGGCTATAATTGCTGCAATTGCAATAAACAAAACCACATGTTCTTTTATGTCCATAAACCAACCCAAAGCAATACCTAACAAAACAGTAATAAAAAAATGCGCTGCATACGCTATTATTAGTTTGCTTCTATGTTTCACCCTTCCGCCTCCAATCTTATTACCCAATTTAATAACTTAACCAGTCCCAACCTAAACTCTAAATCATTGTCCACTGGTTCATTGTTGTAAATAAACTGCTCTAACGGCGTCATGTCTTTTACAGGGTCATGCTTAACATTTTCGCAATGCTCAAAGCTTGGTAAATCTGCTAAATTATATTTTCTCACCCTTCCGCCTCCAATAATTACAGTTCTAAATACGAAAAAAATGTTATCTTCTTACAACTTTCGCACCATTCCACAGTAAAGCCCATTGGTTTTCTGCTTGAGCACGATGCGTTTTCTACTTCAAACATGACTTGCTTAGCATCGTGAACAAGAACAGGTTTATCGCAACAATTGGTTTGTTCTTGTTCGCTCACCCTTTCGTCTCCAAAATATTTCTATTCTGATAATAAATACTATTTTTAATGTCTCTTAGTGCATGCTTCTTCCCGATAAAGTATTGTTGGTCAAATGGCATTTTTGACTTTGATAAATCGCTATGTGCTTTGCTTATTTCATTATCAATAATTTTAAAGATTTCTTCTAACTCAATTTTTGTCATCACCCACCTGCTTTTGTTCTTTATCATTGGGATCGTATCCACACCATGCGCAATAGCCTTCGGACACAACGGGCGCGTAATTTTCGTTGTCGCACTTAATGCAATAAATCATGCAGATTTTTCCTTCTTTATTTATATATGTTTTATCGTTAATCTTTGGCATGATTGACCTTTTGCTCTGCCTGGAATTGTTCTATTTTTTCTATTATTTTTTTTGGTTCTACAACATTAATAAAGTAATAATTATAAGTATTCATCTCAATAAATTCTTTCAACTCTTCCAAAAATTCATCTGCTGTTTTCATTTTTAGCTCCAGCTTGGAATTTTTCTATTTTTTCTATCAATTCCTTAAAATTAATATTTAATCCGTACTTTTTTGAATAATAAACTCGATAACGATTTAAGTCTGTTTTAATCTCTTCCAAAAACTCTGCTTCTTTGTTAACGCGAGCATTCCAGCACTCAAGGCTTTCATAGGGTATACAAGCTGGATTACTGCAATAAATATTTTCATAATAATCGTCGGGCTCGCTAGGTGAGCCAAATGATTTACCGACCTCGTAAATAGGTTTCTCTCCGCAATGCGGGCATGGTTCTATGTGTGTTTTAGTCATACTTACACCGCTCCCTCCCACAATTAGCACATTTGTATACGGTAAAATAAGGAAACAATTTAATCGGTTTGTATTTGTGGCCTGTTTTTAGCAAGCATAAGAGTTGTTTAAGCATTAGGCTTTCTCCATTTGTCACACTGCGTACAAAAATAATAATTTTTCAAACACTTAACCACCCAGTGATATTTTTTGTGTAAAAATCGGCAGAGCAGTTTTTTAAGCATCTTTCAAAGCCTCAATTATCGCGTGATGCACGTCTAATTCATCGTCCTGTGGGACTGGTCTTCCCGATAAAAAATAAGATAAAGCTTCATTTAATATTTTTAATTCTCTTTCAGAGGCTTTAATAACATAAATTTTTTCTCTTTCAATTTTCATACTTCACCTTCAATTAGTAGCCTTTTTCATAAAGCACATCCAAACAGTGCTATGCTGAGTAGTTTTGTGTCCAAACAAAGGAGTCTTAGTTATAACCTTTAAAATATCACTTACTTTAATATTGCGCTCAGACCACTTAAAAATAAGCACACCATCTTCTTTTAGCACCCTCCAGCATTCATCAAAACCCTTTTTTATATCTTCTCTCCATGTTTTGTCTAAACGTCCGTACTTTTTTGCCATCCAACTATTTTTACCTGGACTTGTTAAATGAGGCGGATCAAAAACTACTAACTTAAAATGATTATCGGGAAACTCTAAGCTCCTAAAATCCATCACAACGTCAGGATTTATTTCTAGCTTTCTACCGTCACATAAAATGTGTTCTTCCTTTCTGTTGTCACAAAATAATACGTCTGGGTTGTTTTTATCAAACCAAAACATTTTTGCGCCGCAGCAAGCGTCTAGTATTTCTTTTTCCATTAATAACCTCAATCAGTAGCCCCAACCAGCTTAGAGCAACACAAACAATAGGATTGCTGGCGAGGCTGTTCGTTTACTCTTCATCGTCTTCGTCAAAGTTTTGCTCGTAAATTATTGACAACATCACGCCATCCAGGTAGTTATTGATTAAATTTTCTATTAACCCATCAGCTATAATAGTTACTTGTTCATCAGTTAAATCGCCACCGTAGAATGTATCACTCTCATATTCTTTGATGACTTTTTTTAATTCTTCGTATTTGCTCATACTCACCTCTTAATAATTATGGGCTGTTCGTTTACTTAGAACGCGGTTTTTCTAGTTCTTTTTTGCGCTCCTCTAATAATTCATTAACATCAAAATCACTATCAAAAATTATGTCAATAATTTTTACCCACGTTTCTACTATTTCATAGCGAATATCAGCATCTATATCGCCCCAAAGGTGTTTCATGCCGCCGCGATCACAAATATCAGATATAATTGATTCAACAGCTAATCTTGCTCGCTCTGGATATCTTACGGCTTGCCATATCCTAATTTTCGCTTCTTTTTCTATACATTCTTTATCTATCGTAATTGTCATACTCACCTCTAATAAGTCGACGCACATTAAAATTTGTAGTCAGGATTAATCTTCTTTATTTTAGTTATTTTAAGCTCTAGCCTTTCAAAGCTTTCTGTTTTGCCAATACTTTGAGTTACTAAACATAATCCCATCATCATGCTATCCCAACTATCAAAATCTAAAATAGTTATATTTCCGTACTGATTTTTAAATTTAATTCTGTACATATTTACTCTAATAAGTCGACGCACCCAGTGGTATTTCAGTGGATAATGGCGCGTCTTTAGCCATTTAATCATCAGATTCCAAAACATTTATTTTGAAATTCCATTCATACTCCAGAGAGTCCTCCATTCCTTTAAACATCATATCTACAAATTTATTCGGACTTTTTGCGATTCTGGACTTCAGGTTTTTAACAAGGTCTTTTTTGTTATCTTTAACATATTCAGTAATGGCTTCTTTGGCCGCTTCAAATACAGCTCTTCTAAATAGAATATCAACAATTGTGTATTTGTTATCACTGGAATAACCGCTAACCTTTCCTTCTGAATCGCATTTTTGAAATAAAGCCAAGGTAATCATTTCTTCCATTATCTTTTCTTTCTGTTCTGCCAGGCCAGTTAATACCTGTGCTTTAACGATATCTTTTACTATCCCATCCACGAGCTCTTTTTTTACTTCTATCATTGACATTTATTTTTCTCCTCAGTTAATTAATTCTTTGCCGTCTCTCCGGCTGTCATGGGTCTAGTGCCTCTGTGCTCCCATTGCCTCGATTACACTGCACTATCAAGCGCCATTCGTTAGCTGCCTCATTGTGGTATGCGGATTTTAAAACCTTTAGGTACGTTCACACCCAGCCGCAGAATCTATCGACAGCACACACAAAAGCTAATTCAACTAGTTTAAGTAAATGTGCGCGCTGTCAAACCTTTAATAATTTTTTATAGCAATTTGCTCTTCATATTTTGTCCATTCACTTTCGAGAAGAATTTCTCTATACGTTCCCACCTCACTACCATTATTGCCTGAAAGTATTAGTGCGTTGTTAGCCTTAACGAATAATGCGATAGAATTTGTATGTTTATGAAACTTTAAACATGGATACGTTGGCTGCACTTTATTTTTAAAATTATCAATAAATTCAACTTTAATCGCCATAATTTCCTCTATTTAATTCTTTATCAATTTTAGTCGGTGCTAATTGCTTTAATATGTTGACAATTTCTGCAAACTTCATAAAACGCCTTATACCTATTTCTTCTCTTGATTCTTTAAGCGTAAGCGTTCTGCTTCCAACCACTTCGCCTTGCATATAACCAAGATTGCTATAGTCTTGGATGGCTCGTAATAGATTATGGTTTGTCATGCCGTCCTCTTTTAATTCTATTTAAAATCTGCATAAATCTTTTCCATGTCCTAACCTTAACTATTCCTGACTTCTTTAAACAAAAATGCAAGAAAGTTTTACACTTTAAGCATGATCCGTGCCCAATTCTTAAACCGTGCTCCATTGCAATAGACTCTGCTAGTTGCATCTCATGACCGCACTTGCAACATTCAAAGTCATGGCGTTTGCTTTCAATCATGACTTTTCCTTCCTGGCTTCCTCTTGCTGTATTCTCTGATAAATTTCATGACGGTGAACACGTATTTCTTTCGGAGCATTAATGCCTAAGCGCACTTGATGGCCTTTGATACCCAGTATTGTAATGTCAATCACGTGGTCGCCGATGATGATTGATTCTGTTACACGTCTTGTTAAAACAAGCATCCTTAATTCTCCTGTTGATTAAAGTGTTTTAGTCTTATCGTAATCTTTACCCCATTCATCATTGCCTTGTTCTGCATTTGATTCTGCGGATCCCTCCGACTCTTTAGTCACCTTTTCATGAGCTTCTGATTCTTGCTTTTTCTTATCTTTCAGCCTGGAAGCCATACTTTCAGATTTGTTGGCGTGCTCTTTTTTCTCGTCGTTGTCAGATAAACCAAAATCAAAAAATTCCTCACGTTTAGCCATACCATCTTTTAATGATCTATAAATAGCACGCAGTGTTATAATCTCTTGCTCAATAACTGCTTCTAGTTTATGACCTAGCCGCTTTTCTATTTGAGCTACGTTTATCCCAAATTCTCCAAACGCAATAACAAGTTTTTTAACTCTCTCTTCAATTGGTTCTTTACCTTCTTTTAATGTTTTTTCGCATTGTGCTTCGGCGGCTTCGATTACATCAGGCGCTATAATATCCTCTAAACAAGCTCTTAACCTTCTTGCGCCATTGTTGGCCACTATTTCGTAAATATCTCTAGGGTCGGTTAAGTCATAAATACCATCTCTTGTATAACGCTTATGCTCCACCTTAAATTCTTTTACTGCTTTTATGTTGTTTTCTAAATCCCAAGCAAAAGCTTGAAAAATTGAATAGCCATTTGCATTACTAAGCTCTCTTACGCCATAAAGTAGGTTTCCCCAGTTTTGCGCAATGACTTTTAATAACTTTATAGTTGGGCCAGTGACGGCTTTGCCGCCGCGCGGAAAAGCATATTTAGCTTCTTCTGCTAAAGCTGGTCTTTGACACACTTTAATAATATTTGCAAATGATTGATTAATATCTCTCGGAAACTTTTTAGCTATAGCAATCATGGATTGCACTTCATGCATTGCCCTGGCTTGCTCAATCTCAACGATATCAGTAGTTTGTTTTACCGGAGTACCGAAACCGTATTGTTTAGAAATTTCTTTAATATCGTTCATGGTTATTTAAACTCCTTAATTCTAAAGACTCTTGATTCAGTGGTTTTTAAAAGTTGTTTGTATATTTCAGGGTGCGTTTCTTTTAATCTTTCTATATCGAGGCGTGAATTTTTTTGATTTTTCCAAGTTGCTATACTTAACCCTTTATCGTTTATTAAAATAGAACTATCTTGTAAAAATTCACATAATTTTGCTTTATCAAAGTCTTGCTGCTCTTCAAGTTCTTTAATTTTATTTCTGCAAAAAATATAACTATTATAGTGATTGATTAATTCATTAGATACCGTTTTTGTGGTATCGGTACCTGTACACCATAATTTGCTAACTTCTTTATAAAAATTAGCGTCAGGCGGTATCTTTTTTAAATAATGGTTATGCCAAAAATCATGCTCTAATTCTATTAAATTCTGTTCAAGCTCTTTATTTCTTTCGTAAATATAATTCTTAAAATTCTGACCGCCTATTAGCACAGAGACATAAACAACTGAGGGATTTTTAACAACTCCATAGTGTGCGCATTGTAATAAATATTCGTTCGGCATCTGATCAGTAAATTCTTCACCCCATTCGCTGGTTTTATATTGATTACATGTTTTACCTTCCCAAACTGCATTCTCTTCGGGCATAAAGCGATCAATATTAGCTATCATCCACGGATATTTTTCGTGTCTTAATAAATTAGGCTCAATAATTAATTTTTTTCCTTGTCTTAACTCAAATTCTCTGGCAATAACTGGCTCAAGTACACTTCCCCAGTAGGCGGCTTCACTTTCTTCATTACTCTCTTCAGCAATACCAAGTTTTTGCATGTATAAATCAATAGGCGTTTTATAGCGTGATTCACCTGCAATTGCCGCGGCATCGCTGCCACCTATGCCAGTTTTTCTTAATTCTTTTTGTTCTGCTGTTAGCATAATTAATTCCACACTGGTTTTTTAGTTAATATATAAATCAACTTACTGATAAATCCTCGCGCTTCGACAGTGTTCTGCAATTCCAAAAGCAAAATTTCGCGTTGACGTTCGTATTCTTTTGCAAAATTCGTTGGTTTTTTTGCAAAATCCAACTTGGTAAAGTCTCGCATGATTCCTCCTTTAAATGTTTAACGGCTTCTCGATAATTGTCGGGTATCTCATTCATATTTAATCTGCAATTTTTTCCGCTAATAAAGCTCGGCGCCTTCCCATTTCTTTGAAAACATCTGGATTTTTAGCCAATCTTGTTCTAGCCGCTTTCTTCGCTGCAGCCTTTTTCTTTTCAGGATCGGCATTAAGTACTTTCGCGCCCAGCCTTCCTGCTTCCTGAACTGTCATTTTTTTAGGTTCAATTGTCATCTGCTTACTCCTCAATCTTTAAAATAATCCATAAAATCTAGAACTTTATCGCGCTTATCTTCTACTTCTTTTTTAGCTTTTTCCTTTTCTTCCTCGGTTGCGGATGACATCCAACCCAAACTCTCTGCTCTACTTTCTGCTGCGCCATATTCAAAGACAACCTTTATAAATTCTTCACGGCGTTTTTTCATTTTCCTGGCGCTCCTTAACTTAAAGTATCAATAGTTGTTTTAAGCTCTTTAATCACCGCGTCTTTCTGCGCGATTTTTATCAGCGTTTCAATTTCGTTGAACTTAGCCTCTTTCTCCGATTGCAATTCTTTTAGTTTGCTAACTTGCCCGCTCTCAATTGCATGCCTGCAATCGGCTGTCATATTTGCGTACACGATAATTTGGATCATGATGTCTTGCGTTTGCATGGCTCTATCCTCCTATATGTCCGGGTTGTAAATTGAGTGCTGCATCGGGTCTCTGAGATGCTGCAGCTCGATTGCGTCTTCCACGGCCTCAGATATGCGTATTTCGTCGCAGTATGCGTCCGCTATATCATTAGTGATGTGGGTGGCTATAAGCTCGCGGATTGCGTCGTTTTCTTCGATTAGCGCCGAAATTAGGGCTTTCTGCTCGATGTGGCTTAGCTCGTCATAGCCAAGCTTAGGGGTCTTGCCGTTGAAGGCGCGCCTCAGCACTTTGCGCTGTGCGATGTCCTTGATGCGCTGGATGTAGGTCGGTTTCATGTGTTGCTCCTTATCATGTGATATGGGTACACTATACAAGCAATGCTTTAAACTGTCAACAAGCAACGCCTTATTTTCTTAAAGATTATTTTTTCAAAGTTGTTGATACCCTGGGATAGGTGTTTTATCCTACGTGCTGAATGGCGCTCTTAACGCCTGTGACTGGCGGAAATCGAAAGGATTTCTGCGACTGCATTCCTTCGGCTTATGCCGGAGGGGTGTGGCCTAATAAGGGTAGAAATACCCGAATAAGCCCGCTGTGTCACACAGTTAAGACCCCCTTCGGCACCATTATATTAATAAATTTAGCGGTGTAATTACATTATTATAAATACAAGGAGACGTTATATTATGAAAATTACGGAAAAAGAAATGATTATTAAAAAGAATGGATATAGCCATCTCGCAGAGTTGTTGCGTCAAATTAACAGTTGCGCAAACATCTTAAAAGATGCAACTGAAACCGCGGCACAATGTTGTGCAGACTTAAAAAGAGAATTAAGTAAACAGCCCGAGGAAATAAATTAATATGATTTATATAATTATGGGAGTGCTTACATTAGCGGCAATAATACTATCTGTTACAAGCATAGTAATTTGGCAATATAATAAGCATTACGAAAGATAAAAGAAAACCCGCTCTTTAGCGGGTTTTTTATAAAATATATCTTGCATTCCGGCTAATCATTAATACCTCTTAAATTAAAATTAAATAGCTTAAAATTTAAAATTGCCCGATTGTAATTGTTTGCAATTATTCTTCCCATTTTTATACCGGGTTTCTCCACTGTCACGTGCAATAAAAAAGCAGATAGATAAGATAATAAAATAGCAAAAATTAATAATATATAAGAGTTATGGAAATATCCTTTAAGCAGATACATCGTTATCAGTCCAAACGGGACATGCAATAAGTAAAGAGGATAAACCAATTCGGCCGCCTTAAAAAATATCTGCGGCAATTTATTAAAAAAATCATCGCTTTTAAGGTAAAATAACATAAATATTATTATAACAATAGCTTGTGATGAAAAGTGCGAATAAGAGGCGGTATCTGGGTGACCTATCATGTAAATGCGAAATCCCATAAATGCTATAAATTCAGATAAAATAACATATTGTAGTTTATGCACAGGAGATGCCATTTTTTCTGCTAATTTAATGGTGACACCAACCAATATAAATAATATATATTTTATATTAAGTGCCGTTATATATAGGTATTTATTTGCATCAATTACGCTAAAAATAATAATGCCTAAGCAGATTGCCTGCACTGTAAATAATCTCATGCATGTGAACCGACCTACTACAAAAGCTATTATGTAAAAAAATACTTCTATGATTAATGTCCACAAAACACCATTTACAGGTACAACTTCAACATATAAATAAGACACTGTAAAGCTTGATAGATAACTTGCTAGCGTAAAAGTAACGCCTTGTGTTTTATAAACCAATAACCCGATAATTAAACAAGATATTATTAAAGCAGGAAAAATCCTAAAAATACGATTGATAATAAATTCTGCCCGCCTATATCTTTCAAGCATTCCCGCAATGAGATAACCAGTTATAATAAAAAAAAGTAAAACGCCTAAAACCGCAGTTTCTGTATTAAGTATACGAACAAAGCCGCTTTCTATAATCCAAAAATCCCAGGAATGTCTATTGAGTACCGGTAAAATAGTTTGATTATTAAAAATTAGCGGAAGACTTTTTGCAAACGTGGCTACGGGAACAAGATGTTCATACATAACCAGCGATACGGCCAATAGGCGTAAAACATCCATGTAATAAAATTTTTTCATTTATTATTCCATAATATTTAAACTAATATATCCAAGTAAGCCACAACCACCCCGCAGACATTTATATCTTGCGTTATCTCTATTTGTTTATAGTGCGCAATATTTAAAGGATTTAAATATTCATAGTCGCCGTCTTTAATATATTGCCTAAAAAACACTTTTGGTAAATTTTGCTTGCTGGCTATCACAAAATCACCGCTTTTATGTTTTCGGCGAGGGTCAATAATAATCTGTTTGCCCTCTTGAAAGCCCTTGGCCTCTAAATAGTTAACCATTGATTTATCTTCAATTTGCAGCCTATAGCAGTCGCCGTTCAAAATAATGTCATTTCCCGCATAGCCTAACTTTTCAGATTTTTGTAATTCTGCTCGGTTTGTCGGCCAGCTTTTAGCATCTTCCCATGAGATAACCGGAGAGCGCGGCGTAAGCGAATAGGGTAAATCCGCTAATTCTTCTTCTCCTGTTAGCAAATAATCTACTGAAACCCCCAATAAACTTGCTAATTCATTTATTTTTTTGGGGCGCTGAGTTTCTCCCGATACCCATTGCTGGACGGATTGGGGTTTAACTTTTAATATGGTGGCAACCTGGGTTTGAGTATAACCCGCGGCTGTCATCGCTTCCCTTATACGATCATGTGTTTTCATGGCCTCATTTTCACAACTTTTATTTGCAGCATCAAACAAGTTTGGGGGTTGACAATAATCAGGCATTGCTTGTATCCTATGCATCATGATAACTAATCTCGAAAAAGAAGCCCTGGAAGAGGCAATAAAAGTAATCGGTAGCCAAGTGGCGTTGGCTAAATTATTTAACATTAAGCCGCAAAGCGTTAACCAATGGCTGCTTAAGGGTGTGCCAGCTGAGCGCGTTATTAGCATTGAGATTGCTACAAAACGCAAAGGCTGCAAAGTAAGCCGCTATAAACTTAAGCCATCGATTTTTAAAGCTGAACTATAGCACCCAAACCTTAAGGAAATATTAAGGTGCGCTTTATAGAGTAATTATTTTTTGAGTGTGTTGGGAATTAGGGCTTGTCCGTAGGGGTAAGCCCTAAGTTTTTGTGAAATAACCAATTAGGTTAATTATCGATTTATGACAGTTAAGGGATTTTGCCGGGATTATCACTTCTCCGGCAGCTGTCGCCAGTTTTGAACTCCCGAGGATTCCTCGGTGGTTGCATAGGACATGGATTAGGGAGTAAACGGAATAACAATTATTAATTAATTTATATGGCTAACAAACCAAACAAACCAAAGAAATCATCGCCCAGGTATGTTTGGACAGGCCATGAAAAATTCCCTGAAATAAATATTAAATTAACTCATCAAGAGTCAAAAATATTATTTCAGCAACCGCCCGAATTATTTAAACTTTATATGTTTTTAAGTTTATATCGCGATTTTGATACCGGAATAACCGGCGAAAAAGTCCATATCGATGATACTTCTTTCAAAGTTTGGGTGGGTTATCCGTCTAAACAGGGCAGAAAAGGAAATAAACCATCTACTACTCACATTGTTAGATGGCTCGAACAATTAGAGGAATTAGGCTTGATACAAGCATGCGGCAACAATGTTTTTTATCTACCTTTAGCTACCACAAACCAACACGATCAAAAATTAAGTCACCAAACTGTCACCAAACCGTCACCAAAATCAGAAGAAAGTGTCACCAAATCAGAAGTATCTGAAAACCCTATAAATACAGATTATGCCGCAGAATTAAAAACAGAAGTGTCACCAAATAATGATGGAAGTGTCACCGAAGTGTCCCAGAGGTTGTATACAATTCCGGTTAATAACTTAACTAAACTAAACTATATTGCGCAAACTGATTTTTTATCCGCCGAAGAAAATAAATTTTTAAATCTCTTCACCGATTTAAAATTAAGTTTAAACCCCGCTGGCGACCTAAAGGCGATTACAACAGCTAAGGCCCTTATACAGGCAGGGGTAACGCTAGAAGTCGCCTCAGAAGCGCTTAAAATCAAATTAGCCGCCTATACGGGCACACGTACCCCTCACCCCTCTTATTTCAAAGACGCGATAATTAATTACAAACGCGATTTAGAAGCAATCAAGCAACAACCGCAGGAGACAAATCATGCAAGACAATCCGCCCAGCGTGACCGCCTATCTAAACAAAGCCCTCAGCGTGTCTCAAAGACACAGCAATTCTACGATAGTTGTTTCGCCGGACTCGCCCGCAATAAAAATCGAGAATAGGATTGAGATGTTATTTATTGTGCTCGGACAAATATTTTTCGAGAAATTTACAGGGCGCTTTCCCACGGACCAAGTGCTATTAATGGGTAAACGACTTTGGCAAAAACAATTAGCTGATTTAAGCGATGAGCAAATCGAGCGCGGGATTGATAAATGTCGCGATTGGAAAGATGACTTTGCGCCGGATTTATCTGACTTTAGAGCGTTGTGCATTAGTGTGCCGTATCATGTCAATGCTCTACCCCCTCCACCGGTTAAGCAAGGTCGATTGATATCAGCTAAAAAATCATGGGAGAAATTGGCGGCTAATCCTCGCTTAGACGGCAACCTTAAAGCGTCAATTAACAAGATATTGCAACGATATGAAACTAAACATAACTAAAATTTGAACAGAAAAAGAGCAGGAAATGAACAGAATATGAAGAATTGGCCTTTCAGGTTTTATGGTAAATCAAAACATCTCAAGCAAAAGATGGATTTCTGGGCGATAAACGTACGTGATAAGAGCCTACCCATTAGATTGACGGCTAAAGACTATGCAGAGCTTCTGAGCACGCTGCCAAAGGGCCATCCTAGGCTTGGGACGCCTACGTACGAGGGTCGGCAAATTAAGCGCATCGGGGAGGACTAAAAATATTTGCATCTAGCTGTTGACATTTGTCCGGTAATCGGACATAATGGATTTAATAGTTGATCAATCCAGGAGATAAACAAATGCAAGAGTTAGTCCAAATAATACGCAACGCTAATGTTAACAAATATGCTGAGCCATCCCTTAATAACATGATTGTGTTTGGTATGCGCGGTACTGATGCTGATGTTAATGTTGGTGATGTATTAGAGGCTAGCTACGAGTGGGTTGATAACGAGCATACAGATAATCAATTAAGCGGCACATGTGCTTGTAAAGTTATCGAGGCTAGATACTTGGATGATTATAATGATGAGGAGTTGGCTGATTTAATCAAAAAAGCAATAGATAAAGCACGTCCTTATGGCGACAAAATGTTGTTGGTATATGGCATAGACAACCAAGAACTTGTCAATGACACATGGGCTAACGAAGTTGTTATTGATGATTGCACGGTTGTTGCGTTAATAAACAAGGATTAATTATGACCGCTCAAACCAAAAAAAAATGTAATAAATGTAACAAAACTAAATCAATTACGGATTTTTACGTTAATCCAAAAGGAGTGATATTTACACCTTGTAGATTATGTAAGATAAAATATAAAAAGAAATGGTATAAAAAAAATATTGATAACACTAAAGCATATAGTGTTAAGTATCATAAAAAAAATAAACAGGCGAAATATGATTATTTAAAAAAATGGCGCAAAGCCAATACAGATAAACTATATGAACACGTTAAAAAATGGCGAGCAGAAAATCCAGAAAAAATAAAAGAGTATGAAAAAAAATCGCGCAACAAAAGGAAACGTAAAAAATATATGCGTGAGTATATGCGTGAATATAACAGGAAAATAAAATGAAAACCTACACCGCCAAGCAAGCCGCAGAACTGGAAGGTCGTGAATACGATGCTCTGCAAAAGCAATTAGCGCGTGATACTAAAAAGCCTAAGCGTGAGCGCAAATATCCCCATGCTTACAAGTGTGAGTGTGGACATGGGTGGATGATACCGGCGCGGGATTTGAAACAGGAGGATAAATAATGGCTACCGATATCACAGAGCAAGATAAAAAGAAATTTTTAGAGTCTAAAGGATGGTTTACGTGGTATAACCCTAATTACTGGTGTCATGAGCAATTTGGAAACGAGGAGCGAGATTGCACAAGTTGGGGAGTATCACTTGAAGATGCATATGAATTTGAAACTAACGATGAAAGGAGAAATAAAATTTTAGAAATTATGGAATTTAAATTTTCGGCGCTTAAGGCGGCGTCAAATCTGAAAAATATAATTGAAGGCAATCAAATGAAAGAGCAAGTTAGCGAGTGCTGCCAAGCGGGCATTAATGTAAGCAGCGGCGGCGAAGGTACGAGCTATTATATATGTATACACTGTAATAAGCCGTGTTTTTTGTATGTTAAAGAGCAAGTTGGTGTTGATAATGATATTACACATTTAAGAAATCATATTGATAAAAACTGGGATAATGTCGCTGATGATTGTTTAGATAACATCGAGAAAGAATTCGATAGGCTCAAGAAAAGAGAAACAGAGTTAATTGCTGAGCTTGATAGAATGCAGCAAGAAAATCATATTTTAGCAGCTAGACTTGAAGATATGGATAGACTAAAACGGCTGGAGGAGAATGTTAAACGAAAAGTAATTAATCTTAAAAAACTTAGATTATTCTGCTATTGAACTTGATGAATATGAGGAAGTAAGGCAAAGAATAAAATACGAAATTGAATTATTAGAGAGCTTCGACAAATGAAACTACGAAAGAGAGTTAAACTAAAGATTAACAGTGCTTTTATAACTGCCTATATTTGCGGAGTATTTTGGCGGTTTAAGGTGATAAAAATAAGAGGGGTCGGTTACAAATTGTAACCGTTTGATAAATATTGTAATGCAAAACTATGCTTAGATTACTTGACCCAACTCCACGCGAAGAAAATGAAGTTTTTCAGGAGCTAGTCAGCCTTTTAAAAAAGGTTGATGGTTTTGCGGTATTAATGGTACATAACAACAAAGTTGAAGTTGCCAAATTTAATCTTAGCAAAATGGAAATTGTTTATGCCTGTGAATATGTAAAGTCTAAGATATTTATTGAAGGTAGTATTGATTAATAAATAGGAGAACAATTAGCGATGTTTGTATTTAAAAAAGATAAATATGATTACGATATAATTAATATCCCGCATGAAGGAGAATTCCTAATTGATTATCATCCGAAAGGGTATGTAATAGCTAATTTTAAACAGCTAAAGCAAGAAAACGAAAAGCTCAAAGCGCAGTTACAACAGTTTGAAACCCAACCAGTAAATGAGAATGCGCGCAAATATAATTGTGATACTTGTTTAGATACCCAAGTAAAAGCAGCGGATATGATAGTTGAAGGTGGTTTTGCTGAAGTTGGAGTTAGATGTTGGGATTGTAAGACTGAACGCAAGCCGCAGGCCGAACTAGAATATATCCTAAAATTCCGCCTAGGCGACCGCGTAGCTGTTCATCCAGAAGGCCGCGATACATTCCGTGGAACGATATTTAATATTATGCACAATAAAATCTACGTTATAGAAGATGGTTTTTACTCTGGACATGATGATAATCCGTTTTTGCCAAGTCAGTGCAGGAAGTTAAAAAGAGTTAAGGGAAAGCCGTATAAGTGCCCCGTGTGCGATGGTAAAGGAAAAACACAAGTGCATTATCCTATTGCGGGAATATATGTGATTGCTACTCCTAGCTGCACTTCTTGCAAAGGCACTGGCGCTCTTTGGGAGAATAAATAATCAAACAATAATAATAAAATATAAAATGGAAACACCTATGCAATTTACTTCAATTACCTACTCTGAAAATTGTCACACGTGGAACATTACTATGACTGGTAATGGTTGGCCATGGATGATGAAGCTTGCAAAAGCTTCTTTCAGGTGTCCAGATTGCGGCACAACAAATATAAGAAAAAATGGTTACACGTCTTCTAAGCATAAACCTCAGTATCAATGTCTTAATGATAAATGCAAAAGAGTTTCCTTTATCTAAATCAATAAATTAAATAACGTCAAATCACGCCAAAATGTTATTGTATTAATCATAATTAATATGATAATGGATTTTTATTATCTAAAAATAGGGTTTTTAATGTCAGATTTAATCAGATGCCCCGCTTGTAACGGCGTAAAAACAATTCTCGGTCTTGGCGGAATGAGAAAAACATGTCATGAGTGCGCGGGAATCGGTTGGGCGAAAAGTGCTGAAACAGTGAGTACACCGGATGGAATTGCGCCATCAGAAGTTGACCAGTTAAAAACAGATTTAGCAAAAATGATTGAAGCGTATGAAGCGCTGCAAGAGGAAAATAAAACATTGAAAGCTGAACTTAAAAGCCTGGAAAAAATCGCAAAGAAAAAAGCAAATAAGTAACCATGGCAAAAAATTTGTTTCAACCGGGTCAGTCAGGTAATCCGGCTGGCAGAAAAAAAGGCTTGAAAGATAAAAGGCATTACAAGCAAGAAGTTTGGGAAGCCTGCGAAAAGGTCGGCATAGACCCCTTTGTTGTACTTGCTGAGATTGCAGCGGGCGTTTTAAAAAAACCTGACGGTGTGCCGGAAAAAATAAATGGTTATCTGCGTAAAGAAGCGGCTGCTGAATTATGTCAATACTTAAAACCAAAACTAAAATCGGTTGAATTAAGGAATGACCCTGAAGAACCGGTGCAATTTATTATGAATTTTGGAAATGGCAATAGAATACCATGCAACAAAAACAGCAAGTGAATTTCATGCTGACAATTCATTTGTAAGATTAATGTTAGGCCCCGTTGCTTGCGGTAAATCAGTGGGTGATTGTGAGGAAGTTTTTAAGCTAGCATGGTTACAAGAACCTGGGAGCGATGGAGTTAGGCGCTCACGCTGGGGCATTATCCGTAATACGTATCCTGAATTAAAAAGCACTACTATTAAAACATGGTTGGATTGGTTTCCAGAAGAACACTTTGGAAAAATTAAATGGGACTCACCCATTACTCACCGAATTTTTTTACCTAATTTTGATTTAGAAGTCATTTTTCTAGCGCTTGATAGCGAGCAAGACGTTAAAAAGCTCATGTCATTTGAGTTTACCGGAATTTATATTAACGAATTACAGTTCATCCATCCAAAAATATTTAAAGTTTGTCAACAGCGAGTTAACCGTTATCCGCCTAAAAAAAGTGGCGCTAAAATCACATGGGCCGGTGTTATTGCCGATACTAATCCACCCTCTACTAGACATTGGATATATCAATTATTTGAGAAAAATAAGCCTCATAATTTCAAAATATTTAAATTCGATCCTGCATTAAAAATTGTCAATGAAATACCTAAAGATGGAACGGCTTACTCAGTTTCACTGGATGGAACAATATATATTAATAATCCAGAAGCGGATTATATCCATAATTTACCGGATGCTAATTATTACCTGAACCAAGTCCCATCATTAACGGATGAGGAAATTAAGGTTTATATACTGGGTGAATATGGCGTAGTGGTAAATGGACGCCCTGTTCACCCTGAATACAAAGACCGCTTGCATTATGCTGATAAAGAATTAAAAGCTGATCCAAATATTGAGCTGGCATTAGGATGGGATTTTGGATTAACACCGGCTTGTGCTGTGGTGCAATATACGCCGCACGGACAATTAATAGTTTTAGACGAACTATATAGCGAGGATGATTGCTTAGAGGATTTTGTAGAAAATACTGTAATTCCACACTTGGATCGTTTTTATCCCTTTTGGCGTGATAATTATAAATCCGTCCATGATCCGGCCGGTCAAGGCGAAAGCCAGATAGACAGACGCACCTGTCAAGAAATTTTAGAAAAATTTGGTATTGAGTCAGAGCCAGCAGCTTCATCGAATGCAGCAATGCCGCGTAGAAACGGACTTAAATATCATTTAAGAAAATTAAGTCGCGGCGAACCTTGTTTTTTATTGTCCAGCCGCTGCCAGCAAATACGCGAAGGTTTAATGGGACAATTTCAATATCCAAAAATTAAGGCAGCTAATGATAATTTAGAGGACCGCTATCACGAAAAACCTTTAAAAAATATGTATTCTCATGCATGTGAAAGTTTGGAATATATTGCTATGCAGTACGCGCCCTCCTCTCTAGATGTATCTAAAAAAGCCACTAAAAATGAAATGCTAACTAAGATTGCTCAGGTTAATTCAAAATTATACGATTTAAAGAGGCGTGCCTATGCCAGTCGCTAAAAGATATTCAGATGGTTTAGAATTCAAAAAACAAAACGTTAAAACTTTTCACGGTTATTTTAAAGATAACTTTGACAGGTATCATGCATTTAGGCGTTTTATTTTTAAATCTTCATTATCAGACGATGAAATTAGAGTTTTGCAACGGCTAGGGAAGCCTCAGCTTGAATTTAATATGAGCGAAGCTTATATCTCGCGCTTGCGCGGTGAATTCGCCAAACAAGAACCTTCTTTAAGCGTTACTTCTGCAAATAGCGCGCAAATTGATGAGTTGACGTTAAATGTTGTGGAAGGTTACACGCGTGCAATGATGTTTGACGCTAATAATGAGTCATTTGAATATGATATTTACATGGATTTATTAAGCGGCGGTTTTAGTGTCATAAAAGCCTGGACTGACTATGCAAATGATAAAAATTTTGAGCAGGAAATTAAATTCGGTCGAGTATTTGACCCTACTCTATGTGGATTTGATGTTAATGCAAGATTGCCGCACAAAGGGGACGGATTATTTGCTTTTGAGAATTTCCCCAAAACTGTTGATGAGTTAAAAGAAGAGGTTGGCTCAGATATTGATTTAAAAAATGTAAAATTTGCACGTGATAATAGCGGATTTAATTGGTCATACAAAACGCAAAAGCAAGAAGAAATTGTATTACTATGTGATTATTACGAGAAAAAGAAACGAAAGGCTAAAATTGTACTGCTATCCGATAATCAAACAATGACAACTGATGAGTATGAGAAATTTTTGGAAGACTGGAAAAAATCAGGAAGATTTGAACAGCCACCTACCGCCAGTCGCTCACGCCAATCTTTTATTACGACTATAGCTAGAACAAGATTTATTGAAAGTCAGGTAATTGACTATGAAGAAACAGATTATAAATATCTGCCGCTAATATTCGTGGATGGAAATTCCGTTTTATTGCGAGATGGAAGCGATGGTGCCGTCTATCAGATGACGCGCCCCTATCTTTATCATGCTCGCGACCAGCAAAGGTTAATTAATTTTGCAGGACAAACACTGGCAAACGAAATGGAAAATATGACGCAAGCTAAATATATGATCCCCGTTGAAGGCGTACCAGATAACCCAGAATATACTGAATCTTTAATGAATAATCAGGTGGGCAATATCATTTTATTTAATGCTTATCGGAGCAAGCAAGACGATAAGCCGCTGCCGCCTCCACGAGAAATACAGCGTACCCCTACCCCGCCCGAAGTTGTTAATACATTTATGTCGGGCCCGCAAATAATGCAGGCAATTGTGGGCTCGTATGATGCCTCTTTAGGCATTAATGATAATCAATTAAGCGGTGTTGCAATCGTTGAAGCCGCGACACAGTCCAATTCGGCGGCAATGCCTTATATTGTCGGGTTTTTGAAAGGATTAAATCAGTTAGCGCAAATTATTGTAGATTTAATTCCTAAATATTACACAACCCCACGTACTATTCCGTACATGCTTGCCAATGGTAAAAAAGGTTTTGTACCGATTAATCAACCTAATGGTATTCAACTAAAATATGATTCAAGTGCTTTAAACGTAAGACTGGAGGCGGGGGTTAATTTTAATATTCAAAAATCACGCACGCTACAGCAAATCGTTTCATTATCGCAAGCAATGCCTATCTTTGGACAATTCATGAATACCAAAGGACTTAAAACTATTATTAAAAATTTAGAAGGTCACGCGATGGATGAGCTAGAACAATTGGCAGACCAATTTATGCAAGAGATGCAGAAAATACAACAAATGCAAATGCAGCAGCCAAATCCTGCGGTAATGAAATCTCAATTAGAAATGCAAAAATTTCAGCATCAGGTTCATCAAGACCAGGCTACTAATCAATTTAAAACGGCTGAAATCATGAACGATGCTAATGCCAATACAAACGACCGCCTGAAAATCATGCTAGAGCAACAACAAGCTGGTATTAGTGATGCTGTACAAATTAAAAAGGCAGATGCAGAAACTTATTCAAAGGCTGTTGATTTGGCATTAAAAGCCGATAGTCAAAGGCATTCTCAGGCGTTAGAAACTCATGACCAACTGCATAGGCATGCTAAAGAAGCATTAGAAGTGGCTAATCAGGTTATTTCAAATCACCAACAACCAACAGGAGCAAATCAAAATGGCTAAATTAACAGCGGCGGCAAGAAAGAAAATCCCAAGTTCGCAATATGGCTTGCCGGGCCAAAAGAAATATCCAATGCCTGATAAATCTCACGCAGCTAATGCTAAAGCACGCGCTACGCAAATGGTTGCTAAAGGAAAATTAAGCGCATCAAGCGCTGCAAAAATAAAAGCTAAAGCCAATAAAGTTTTAGGAAAATAAAATCACGTCAAATAACGCCATTCTTTTCTTAACTCTTTATGATAATAGTTTAAAATTATTGCATTATTATTTTTTGCATCACGACGATGCACTAACCGAGACTCTTGCGTTAATAGAGGCGATTACCCAGCTATGGGGTATAAATAGTCGAGACTCGTGCGTTTAGCGAGGCTTTACCGTGATGGGGTTAAAAGTCAATAGAGGTTTGAATGACTGGACAAAATTTAGGAGAACAAGGTTCTCAAGGTCAGAGTGCAAATACGCCAGCCACGCCTGCGTCTACGCCTGCTCAGCCGAGTCAACAACCGGCGGAAAAAGTGTTTACGCAATCGGAGCTTAACGAAATTGTAGGGCGCGTAAAAGCCGAAGAGCGCAATAGGTATTCGACAACTGCTGTACAACAACCGCAGTCTCAGGATACCCAACAATCTCAACAGCAAAATACGCAGCCAACACAATTGGGCGGCATGCCGCAATTAACTGAAGCACAAGTGAAACAGTTAATTGAACAACATGCGCCGCAAGTACTGAGCCAGCAGTTGCAACAACAGCAAGTTTATAATATGAACATGCAGTACGTGCAAAAATTGGAAGCAGGAAAAACGGGCATAGCTGATTTTGATACAAAAGTGGCTGCATTAAATTTGCCTGCACATTTGGAGTTGATACCACTATTAAATTCGGTAGATGCTTCGATTGCAGCGGATGTCACATATGATTTAGCTGAAAATCCGCAAAAATTTGCGAATTTAAAAGTTTTGAATATGATGAACCCGCAACTGGCTGCACAAGAATTAAATAAGCTCGCAGAATCGGTAAGAAAAAATAAAACCGCTTCTCAAGCTAAATTTCCTAATGAACCGCTCGGTCAAATTAAAACCTCTGTTACTGGTGCAGATAATAGCCCATTAACGGTGGCCGATCTTAAACGACAAGCGCATTTAAGAGCTTAATAAATCCATTCCGTGAAGGCTGTTATCTCTGAATTAAAAATATTTCGGAGTTTTAATAATGCCTTCACCAACTACTTTACCAGATAATATTTTACGTGCAGTGCAAACCTGGCAACCCTCAGGATTGGCTTATTTCGAAAATTTAATGTGTTTTGGCTCACAAGCTAACAAGAAATTCAAAGACTTTCAGAAAATGGAAGGAAATCTGGGGTCAAGTGTAATGTTTGACGTTCCGCCCGACTCTATAAGCGCAAATGGTTTAGTGGCTACTTTTCAGGCGTCTAAACAAAAATTTGAAACCCTGACTTGCGACCAAGCGCGCAATGCGTCACGCATGTTCACAAATCAGCAAGATGTATTCAACTTAGAAGCAACCGATTACATGAATACCTTCGGTAAAGCGGATGTTGAAGAATTGGCTAGTTATATCGAATCAAATTTAGCTTTAAATGCGATCAGTGCTGTACCTGTTATGGAGGTTGATGAGAATGGCCAATCTGTACCAACAGGCGCGCTGCATACTGAGAGCGGCCCATACCGCTTTTTTGGAAACGGAACCGATCCAATTAATAGCTATCAACAATTACAGCAAGCGGTTACTAATTTCAAAAATCCCGGTTCTCCACAAGGCATTAAAGTATTTTTACCAGACGTCATTGTACCGTCTGTCGTGGGTAATGGATTAAATCAATTTGCACCAGAACGCAATAACGACATTGCAATGAGCTGGGAAATTGGTGATTTTGGAACGCCTCGCGTTAAGTATTTACAATCCAACTTATTGCCTACACACACGGCGGGTACGGTAGGAAACAGTGCTAATCCCAATAATATTTTGACTGTAGTCAGCACCAATGACCCAACCGGTAAGAATGTAACTCAAATCACTTTTAGCTCGCCCATCACCACAGATTCAGAGGCGATTAAAGCGGGTGATTTATTTCAGTTTAATTGGAATGTAGCGGGTCAGAGTAATCTTTATTTACTCACTTATCGCGGACATGCAGTTTCTTCGCAGCCTGTTCAGTGTCGTGCAGCAGCGGATGCAGAATTAAGTGCCGGACAGGTCACTATTACGCTTTCAGATCCTTTAATTTGGGCGCCAGGGCCTGCGCAAAACATTAATAAACCTATTGTAGCAGGCATGAAAGTTATGGTGGCACCAAGCCATAAAGCAGGCTTAATTATAGGTGGAGATGCATTTTTCTTGGCAATGCCGCAACTACCTGACGAATCCCCTTACCCAACCATGTCAAAAAACGATCCTGACACAGGATTTACGTTGCGCATGTATTACGGATCTATTTTTGGTAAAAACCAGCGCGGCATGGTTTATGACAACGTTTGGGGCTCTCACATGGTGCCTAAATACACCATGCGCATGTTGTTCCCTATCAGTCAAACCGCTTAAGAGGATTAAATCATGTCACAAAATATTGCTTTAGGTTCTTTACCGTTTTTAGATGTGTACGGTTTGCAGATTGCGAAAGCGTCTGCAACTAGCTTAACGATGGCAGCTGGTCAAGCGCGCGACGCTAACAATGTTATTGATATCGTGCTAAACGACGCAGTAACCATTGACGCAACCGTTAATGGTGCAAATGGACTTGATACTGGCGATTTAGCAAACAATACGTGGTATTACGTGTTTTTAATCGGTTCTTCATTAAATGAAAAGCCAGCGGCCGCTATTTTATCCGCATCTGCAACCCCTTTAATGCCGATGGGCTATGATAGCTATAGACGTATAGGTTTTGCTTTAACCGACGGTTCTGCTGAATTCTTATCATTTGATGTCTATGGAAATGGAAATGCTCGCCAATACTACTGGGACGCAGTCGCTACCGAATTAAGCGCCGGTGCCGCAACCTCTTTTACGGATGTTGATTTAACAAGCTCTGTTGCGCCTACTTCCACGCTAGCTTACTTAAATTGGAAATTTTCACCGCAAGCCGCTGGTAATCTAGCTAATTTACGTAAAAACGGCTCAAGTTCCACGGCCAACATTCAAATTACAGGATCTGTTGCTGCCGAGCCTAATGCCGGTTTCTTAGCGATGAATACAGATTCAGCCCAAATAATTGAGTATAAGGTTGCAAACGCATCGGATGCATTGACGCTTTACTGTTATGGCTTTGAAGATTTTATCTAAAAGAGGCCTGCATGGCGTATTTAGCAACCGAATTAATTACAAGGGCGTATTATTTGTCGGGAATGGTTGCCAGAGACGGTGAAATCGTTTCTGGTAGCCAGCTTAACGATGGCTTGTCGTTATTAAACGATTTAATTGCATTAAAAAATGCTAACAATCGCTTAATACCTTATTTTACTACCTATAATTTGGTTGCCGATATTGGTACTGAAAATTATTTTATCCCGAATTTAATTTATCCTGAAAGCGTTACATTTATTTTAAATGAAACTGTGCGCATCCCCTTAAAAATTGATTCTAGAAAAGAATACTGGGGCACCGTGCGAGTTAACGATATAGTAACCATCCCTTTTGAATGTAATATTAATCGTACAATAGGGGGCGCTAATTTTTATATTTATCCATTGCCAAATGATAACTATCCTATTGCTATTAATGGAAAGTTTGGCTTGATTAGCGATATTAATTATCATACCGATTTATCATCGGTATATGACAGGTTATACATTGCTTATTTACGTTACGCATTAGCAGAGTTTATATGCGATGAAAATTCAGTCAATTTACCTCCATTGTCAGCAAAAAAATTAGAGCAATTGGAACAGCGGGTCATCGATCTGTCCCCCATAGACACTACTATCAGCAAATTATCAACGTTAACGCGATTTAATCAGATTGGTGGGTGGGGTTATGTGAATTTAAGTGGAGGTTGGACAACACCATGAAGCCAACCTCAGCGATTACGAAAACATTACCTTTAAAAATCACTGGCTCAAATATCTATGGTCGTTACTCCATGATATCTATCGAGCAGACGTTCAATATGATTATTTCAGATGGATGGCTAGTACCGTATGCCGGCTATAGAAAAGTAGCTAAAATTGTAGATAACGGCGAGGGGCGCGGTATTTATGCAAGCACCAATTTAAATAAAGTTATTGCGGTTATTAATAATAATGTTTACAGCGTTAATACAAATTTGGCATATCAGCAAGTTGGCTCACTGGGTACATTTACGGGTGATGTGTCTATTGCGGAAAACAATGCAGGACAAATTGCTATTTGTGATAGAAGTGCAATTTATATTTATGCGCCCAACGCAGTTACTAAGTTTCAAAAAGTAACGTTTTCCCCGAATGATGATTTTTTGCCAGGCTATATCACTTTTCAAAACGGTTATTTTATTGCGCCTGATTTAAGGCGAGCTGAATGGCGTTTATCGGATTTTAATGATGGTACCAATTGGCCGGCCGATGCAAACCACGCGGGCGAATTTCAAACAAAGCCCAATATGCCAGTTGCAGCCATACCCTTTCCAAGTAAAGGCAATTTGTTATTTGTGTTTGGTAAGACCGTGGTTGAGCCTTGGTTTAACACAGGACAACAGTTATTCCCTTATCAGAAAAATACCTTTCAGAATTCCGACTACGGTACTGAAAATGCGGCTACGATTGGCGTAGGCGATAATTTTATTATCTGGCTGGCGACTAATGAGAAATCGGGTCCTGCTATCATGATTAGTGATAGCGGTGAGCCTATAAAAATTTCCACCGACGGTATTGATTTTAAATTAGCGCAATTAAAAAAACCTACCAATGCATATGGATTTTTATTCCGGCAAGACGGCCACTTAATTTATCAATTAACGTTCCCTTCGGATAATTGGTCGCTCCTTTATGATTTAAACACGAAAAAGTTTTTTACTCCTACCGATGAAAAAATGAACTATCACATTGCTAAACGCGTGGTTTATTCTAATAATTCTTATTATTTCGTTTCATTTCGAGATGGCAATTTATACGAATTAAATAGTCGCTATACAGACTATGACGGCGCTGAAATTCCGCGTGTGCGCGTATGTAATACATTAAGGCTGCCCGATTCTTCACGCTTTATTATCAATAATCTCACTTTTCAAATTGAGCAAGGTGAATATAACGCGTTGCAAGCCTTGGATTTTTCGTTCTCTAAGGATAATGGCAATTCGTTTAGCAGTTATGACCGTATTGATTTAAGTAAAACAGGTTTTAGACAAAGAAGAATTAATTACTGGAACAAAGGCATTGCGCTGAATTTTACGCCGCAATTTCGTTTTTACGGGAAAGGGCGTTTTATTGTAACCGATGGCACGCTGAGTTATTACCAATGAATATTCAATCGTTAACGCAAATAAAAGTTGCCGAGAAAGATGGCAATATACACCAGGACTTATTTAATTATCTCGGACAGAACATGCAGCAATTACAGAATACGTTTTCTAACGAGGGTTACGAATTGCCAGTACTTACTAATACGCAAATTGCTTCGCTTAATCCAGCGAAATCTAAAAATAGAATTTTTATTAATGGCGATACCAATCAATTAATTGTGAATTTAGGCGGCGTGTTTAAAGTCGTGCAAGTTGTTTAAAGAGATATAAAAATGTACGAAAGCGATAATAATTCCGGTCCATTTACTCAACAATCATTTGAAAATGCATTCGGCGCAAACGGTATAAACGGCATTTTTGATCCCGGTGGCGTTTTTTCGCCTCCACCAAATGCGGCGAACTCCGCAATGCCTTATTTAAATCAGGCTATGCTGCAATTGCCTAGTTATTTTCAGACGTATATCAATGCTGGCAATCAAATGATGCCGCAACTGCAGCAACAATATGGGCAACTATTGAATAATCCAGGCAGCGTAATGAACAAAATAGGCTCAGGATTTCAACAGTCGCCCGGTTATCAATGGCAAACCAATCAAGCGTTAGGTGCAGCAAATCGTGCTGCTTCCGCTGGCGGGATGTTAGGCAGTCCGGCTGAACAGCAAAGCATTGCAGGTACTGTCAATGGTTTAGCTAATCAAGATTATTACAACTATTTAAATCACGCTATGTCTATGTACGGGATGGGATTACAGGGCGCGCAAAACATGTATGGCATCGGTTATGACGCTTCAAAAAACCTAGGGGAGGACATGTCAAATCTTGGCATGAGCCAAGCAAATCTAACTTATGCAGGCCAAGCAAACCAAAACCAAGGACGCTTTGGAATGTTAGGTGACGTTATGGGACTTGTTGGCGCTTTCTTGTAAAAATAAAAAGGTAACGTATGGCGATTAATCCGATGTATTTTCAAGTTCTTAGCCCTCAGCAAGCTAATCCGCTTGGATTTGGTGTGCAACAAGGGACGGAGATTGCAAATAATATTATGCAGGCGCGCGCACGCTCTTTGCAAAACCAGCAGATGAAAGCACAGCTGCCTTATGCCGGCCAAATGGCCCAAGCCGATTTAGATTTAAAGCAAGCACAAGTGCCTTATGTGCAATCACAAACCGCCATGAATTATGGCATGCTGCCTTATTTAGGATATAAAGCAATTGGCCCCTATATTGGCAATTATGCGCGATTGCTTAATATGCAGAAAGGATTTGTAGATAGTCCAACAGGCCAAGCATTGATTAGCAACGATCCAAATACAGCGGCCGCTGCTTCCCAGTTGGCGCAAAATGCTATAAATGGCAATTTTCCAATTCCCGGCATGTCATCTTCTAATAATTCAATGCCTGGTCAATTACCTTTATCCACCGATCAAATACAAAGATTGCAGCAAATATTTCCCCAAAATAATTTACAGCAATCTCCAGATACGCAAGCGGTGCAAAATGCTGCTCAAATGCAACTGCTAAAAAAAACAACCGATACCGCGGCCCGTCAAAAAAATCTATATGCCAGCAATATCGAAAAAACGCTTAACCAAATAGATCCTGGTGCTCTCACTCAGTACGCAGGCAGCCCAATAAGCAAACTTGCAAATCAAGCTGCTGCACCCTTTGGAATGGAAAGCAAAAATTATGATAGTTATTTAAATTCACTCAATGCGGCTAATTTGTTAGCAACCCAAGTCAGACAGTTTTATGGCGATTCAATTCAGCCGTCCATGATTCAACGATTAGAATCATTAACCAATCCCGCCACCTGGTCAAACAATCCGCAAATCGCAAAAAGTTTATTTAATCAGACTAAACAAATACTTGATCAGGAAATGGGAACGTATCGGCAAGCAATGAAAAGCACTGCACCGTATCAAGCACACGCACAAGCAACGCAGTCTGCGCCTTCAATATCAAAAGTATTAAATGGCGTAACTTATCACAAAATTAACGGGCAATGGTACGCGCAATGACACCCATAACTGATCCAAATGTAATTGCAAAATTAGAGGGCTCTGGCGGCCAAAGTTTAGGCAAGCCCGTAACGGATCCTAACTTAATTTCTCAGTTAGATGGAAATATGCCGCAAGCCTCTAACCCATCATTAGCATTCCGATTAACCGGTGATGCTGCAGCTGGCTTAGCTGATGCCGGTCAAGGATTGCATAACTTTTTAGCTCGCGCAGTAACGCCAATTTTAGGTAAATATGCGCCGGCTCAGACCAACATTGATTTCGGTAAAACATTTGGTGTTAACAATCCAAATTTAGGCGATAAATTAGTGCAAGGCGCTGCACAATACGCGCCTTATATGCTGGGCGGCGCTGAAGTTATGCCAGCAGGGCAAGCAGTAGGCAGCGTTCCTTCTTTGGGCGCCCGTTTAGCCAACCAAATGAGAACGGGTTATGTATTCGGCTCAACACAATCTGATAATCCTGTTACAGGTGGCGTAATAGGCGCTACTCTTGGAGCAGGAAGCGAATTGGCACCCACTACCTTTGGAGCCGCCCGGTCAGGAATAAGCAAGTTAACGCGCGCAATCCAGCCGCAAAAATATGCAGAACAATTAATGCAGAATTTAGGTAGCGGCCACACACTTGAAGGAAACGCGCAATCATTAGCGCAAGATATCAAAGGCGCTTTTGGTAATCGCGTAAGTCAAGGCCAAGCCTTATATGGCCCGGTTTTTGATGCGGCTGGAAATAATTCAATTTATGACGGCGTTAATCAGGCTGTTGTTCGGCAGCCGGTTCAAAATTTCAAAAGTGTAAATGATGTAATTGATCATATTAATGATGCGACCGGTAACGATTTAGAAACAGCTACGGATTTAAAAGATTATTTAATGCAGCAGCACGGATTTGCATTTCCTAATAATAAAAACTTATTGGATTTCTTTAATTCTGCGCCTGTTGTTATTAACAATGGTGCTTATAACGCGCTTGATGATGGAATAATTAATAGTTATGACAGGAATTTAACAGCACTTCACCAGCGTTTTACAGATAATCCGACATTGCAAAATGCACATAATTTGCAAAGCCAATTAGGTTCATCGATTCGCAAGCTGCAAGCAAATGATGCCAAGGGCAATTTATCGGTTGCCGATCGTAATACCATGCAAGGATATCAAGCAGCGCAAGATGCGGTCAGAAGCGATATTGATACATATTTAACAAGTCAGAATCCTGCGCTTGCAAATCAATATAATTTAGCGACTGCAAACTGGGCGCAAAATGTAACCCCTTATTTGGAAAATTCAAAAATTGCAAAGATTGCAAAAGGTGACGTTACCAATCCAACCGCCATTGCTAATTTATTTAAAAATCCTGAACCTGAAATGCAACAGATTGTTAGCGATATTGGTCCACAGGCAAATAATAAAATTCTCTACTCTGAACTTGGAAAAACACAAGCAAATTTAACGCCCGAGAAATTAACAGGCCTTTACAATCAATTAGACAAGAAAGGGCTGGCATCTTATGTAACGCCTGATTTAGCACAGCAATTTGAACAGCTTGGCGGAAAAATTGCAGCGCGCAATATGGCTCAAACAGCTGCAAGCGGTGTTCTGGGCGCTCATTTTTTAGGGCCTTTAGGCGCAATAGCAGGCGCAGCAGGGCCAACTGTATTTAGAAAACTAGGACAAATAGCGCCTTCCGTTAATTTGCCTCTGCGTGATTCCTTGTTAAATGTCTTAAGAGCTGGATACAAACCAACTACAAATGCCGTTCAGGCCAATTTAATTAATTACCAGGAAGGCTAATAATGGCATTAGATTCACATTTTGTTATAGCGTCAGATTTACAATCTCTACTTCGCGATAAAGATACCGGTTTACCGTTGCGCAATGGTGTTATTTATTTTTGGAAAGATGCTGCACGTTCTGAACCGAAAGATGTTTATAAACTAAGCGGCTCTCCTCCAGATTATTCCTACGTTAATATTGGCAGTCAAATTAATTTAACAGCGGCTGGCACAATATCTGACAATGAAAATCCAGCTAATGATATCATTCTTTATTATTTCCCGTATGAAGGTACGCCGGACAATCCAGGAGATGTAGAACTTTATTATGTGCAGGTTTATAGCGAAGGCGGCACAACAAGCGGCGTTTTGCAATTTACTCGTCAAGCATGGCCGAATATTGTAGCAGCTGATACTACGCAGACTGATTTTACGAATTACATTCCTAATGGCCAGTTTAAGATTCACAATGACATACCAGCTGATAGTAACCATGTACCACCCTATGTGGCCGGTGAAATACGTCAAGCTATTACTAATCTTTCACAGGGCGGCTGGACATTTAATAGGCCCAATGCCAGCACTGCAAAAGACATTGTAACGTTTGAAAGTTTTGGCGATTATGTATCAAATCCTACGGCCAGCCCACGATATGCCGCTAGAATAGAAAACCAAACACCTAATGCCGGTGACAGCTTTAAAGACCTGCGCGTTAAATTTGACGACGTTAATAAATTTGCTTCCACCACCCAAACTTATACATTAGCATTTTCAGGACAATCCCACAGTGGTAACGTAAATGTATCGTTAGTACTGATTAAAAACTATGGAACAGGCGGCGACCCGGAAGAAGAAACGACAATAGCAAATTTTACAATCACTACCAGTTATGCCATTTTGCAAAAAAGCGGTTTTGTTTTTGGTGTTAATACGGGTAAGGCTATTGGCACTCTAAATGATGATTATGTCCAGTTAGCTATTCGATTCCCGACCGGCTCATTATTTGACGTTTCGCTAACCGATTTTGTTTTAACGCCAGGTACGGTAACAGTTACCGATTTTCCTCAAACAACGGATGGTAAATTTCGCGAAGAAGCCATTGCAGGGTGGATGTCAACACCTGCATACGATGGCAGTGATTTATATTTACCGCTTAAATTAACATCCACCGGATTGATTTTTGATGATTCTGAAATTGGCGATTTAGTGTCTGAAACTCAACTCTCTGTTTATGTTAATTCGCTACATCCCACAACTAATAGAATGCTTGCGGATGGTGCACAATATCCTACTGATGGATATTCTCCGCTCGGAATTCCTTATAAACGTTTATGGAACAAATATTGGGAACCTACTAAAGGTTATCCCCGGTACGGCACTGGCAAGAATTACGTAACAATGCTTGTTACGGATTTATCGCCGCGTACGCAAGATATTCTTTTTACCAATAAACCGGGTAGCGTAACAAGTACCGCCGACGGTACGCCCGCCACTGGATTTTCGTTTGCTGAATTATATACAGGCAACGACACATATAATGTACAAAGTTTATTTTCAGGTAATGGTACTTTTTATATCTGGGATAATCTGTTTGGTACTACTTTTGGCACTACAGGGGCAGGTACATCAGGTTTTACTGTTACACAGAGTGTTAATAATGCGGCGCAGCGTGCTGTGACTTTTGTGTCTGCCATTGCGCCGACAGGTTTAGCAGGCAAATATTTCCAGTTCGGCAATACGACTACTCAATATTATGTATGGTTTACTGTTGATGGCGGCGGTTCCGATCCAGCGCCTGGTGGCACTGGAATAGAAGTTAAGTTATTTTCATCGATGACAATGAATAATGTCGGCATGGCCATTGCTGGCGCTATTGCAGGCTTTCAGGCGACTTTAATTAATTTTACATCTGGTGCAACTGTACCCGCAGGCTCTTATTTTTCTTTTAATACCATCGACGATCCTTATTACGTTTGGTATCAAGTTAATGGTGCCGGAACCGACCCAGCACCTCCCGGTAAAATCGCTATTGGACCTGTGCAAATTACCTCATCCTCTACCGCGGAAGAAGTTTCATTGTTAACGCAAAGGATGATCAATAGTAAATTTTTTGCAGTGCCGGATGCGCGCGGCATGTTTCCACGCTTTTGGGACAACGACGCCGGCATTGATCCAAATACAAATATTCGTTGGACAACGAATCCCTACAATTATGGCGACATTATTGGTACGAATCAGTTCGGCGAAATCCAGCAGCATACGCATACCTATACCGATCCGGCCGCTGTTAGCCCCGATCCGGGCCACATAGCACAAGGAGATTCGTATGGACCTGGCGATGTACCCACTAGCGCAACAGGTGGCAACGAAACGCGCCCCATTAACTTTAGCCTGAACGCCGCAATCTTATATTAAAAGGAAGCTCTATGACAAAACTAGCATTAACTCGTGATATCAACGGCTATAACACATTCGGCCTTGCGGATTCATCCAATAAAAAGAATTTTATATTAACCAGTGCTGGCGGCGAGTTAACCACTACTGCGCCAGCTTCAAATACGAGCGGTTATTTAGCCGTTTATTCATTTGAGCCAGGAGCAAAAGTTTGGGTAGCGTTAGGAGGAACCGCAATAGAAATGCCGGTTAATAACACTGTAAACACCACTAATGCCGAATTAAATCCAACAGCCCGCAATGTGCCAGCAGGAGCCACTTTGCGTTTTAAAACTAATGATACAAGTGCAGAAGTAGGAGTAGCATTTTATGAGCTTTCATAATCCCGGCATTGTCAATAATCCATTAACAGTCAGTTTATATGTAGAAGATTATGCGTATTTAGCAGCACCTACCCCGCCGGGCAGCGAAGAATTAGTAGGAAATGATGACGAAATTCTTCTAGGAAATGACGGCGAAATTTTAACAACTAATTGAGGTGTATTATGAGTAGAAAGTTAGGCGCAGAAATTAATCTTGATTATGATAATACGCAATTAGCCCCTGTAAGTAGGTTGGCTGGCGCAAACTCAGATAGTGATGACGCTTTTTCGGCGGATGTAAATACTTTGGTAGCACTTACAAACAAGGTAGAAACATTTGACACGGGAACCGAAACTACATTTGCGCTCACTTACCCATTAAATGCACGTAATGATTTTAATCCTGACGCAGGCGTAACGGTTGTTGTGTCTCTTCCGGCTTACGATGCGGCTCAATGTCCACTTGGGCAATTATTTGAAGTCAGAAATATCGGGGGAGATAATTCCGCCGTGCAGATTTTTGATTCAGATGGAAACTTTATTGCTAACACGAGCATTCCGCCAGGAGCGGCTTTTATAAGCCGTCTTATAGTAGTCGAAGGTGTGCTTACATTGGATGTTATCAGAATTGGTACGATTGCTGGTCATGATGCCAGTGAGTTTGCGCCGTCTTCGACGGTCGTTAGCGCTACTGGACGACTAAGTGGCGGCGGCGCTTTAAGTACGCCCCCTTCTATTAATTTAAACGCTTATGATATTTATCAGCAAGTAATTACCGATACCACGACCGCGCGCACCCTTACCCCTACAGATGCTTGTGCATTAATTAATTTTACGAATACCGGAACTGCTACAGTTACCATCGATAATGATGCAAATCAAGCAATCCCTAACGGCGCATTTATTGATTTGCAATGCTTAGGCGGTACAACCGCATTGGTTAATGTGACAACCTCCGCAGCATTTAATTCTGGGGGCGGTGTATTAATTAATAATACTAACGTGAGTGTAGGGAATAACGGCACGCTTCGTTTGAAAAAACTTGGTGTAAACATATGGATAGTAGACCGCATTTATGAAGAATATTTGCATACCACGGGGTGGTTTGGCATCTGGGCTGGCACTGAATCCGGTAATGCATTACTTGTGCGCAACGGGCGCCAAATATCGTTTAGCTTGCCTGTCGTAACCGCTACCGCTACCACGGCGCTCCAAATAACAATGGATACTGCAATCCCAGAGCGGTTTCGGCAAGCTGTTAATACCGAAACGCGTCCTTTAGTGGTTATTGATGGGGGTATATCTGGTGCGGGCGCTGGCACATTAAATACAAGCGGATTTTTAAGCGTTTTTGCAACCGTTGATTATAAAAGTTTCAGTGGCTCAGGTAACAGTGGTTTTGCTGCTCAAAATTTTACTTACACTTTATGAACGTATCAACTGATAAAAAAACATTAAATTCGCAAAACTTAGAAGGCCGCATTATTAGCCTTGAGAGGGATTATGCGCACATCGACAGGCGACTAAATAAAATTGATGACGCTATAGACGATATATCAAAAGATGTAAAGTCAATCAGTGGAAAAATCAGCCAGTACGTTGGCGCAACTAATGCTAAACGCACAGGTTGGAAAGTGCTGAGTTACGTCGTTACAGCATTGATAGCGCTTGGTATTCATCACATAATATTGAAATATTGGCATTTACACTTATGAAAACAAGCAATCATGGCATTAATTTAATTAAAGAATCCGAAGGCTTAAGATTAAAGCCTTATTTAGACGCAGACGGATATGGCACTATTGGTTATGGCCACAAAATACTTCCTTGCGAAAAATTTACAACCATAGATGTTGCGACAGCGCAATCATTATTAGCACGTGATATTTTACACTGCGAAGAATGCATTAATCATTGTGTTAAAGTTACTATCAATCAAAATCAATATGATGCTTTGATAGATTTTATCTATAACGAAGGATGGTCGCATTTTGCTAACTCCACCCTCTTGCGTTACCTCAACAATGACCAATACAAAGCCGCCGCTAATCAGTTTGGTTTATGGGTATACGGTAATGGTGAGGTGCTAGACGGTCTTGTGATGCGCCGCTCTAAAGAAAAGCAATTATTTTTGCAGCCATAAAAAAGGTGCTTTAATGTTTAAATTATCCAACTACTACAAACCAACACCCGCAAAATGGCGCAAAATCGGTGATAGTTTGTTGGTGGCAAGTACCTTTGTGACGGCAACATCACTTATCGGTGATTACCACACATTAGGTGTGATTGCGCTTGTGGTAGGCGCTTTCGGTAAATTCATCACTAATTTTTTCACGGAAGATAAATAATGCTATCACTATTAACCAATTGGAAAAGTTACTTAATTGGTGCTTTTTTATTATCGCTTTTTGCTAATTATTTGCAGTATAATATAAACATCAAACTTAAAAGCGATAATGTTGCCTATCAAACCGCAGCTAATATTGCCAATCAGATGCGCGCCGATCTAGAAAAGAAGTTGCGCGTCAGGGAAAAGGAAGCTGCTAATGAGCAAGCAGAGACAAAAAAGCTCACGGAACAATTAAAAAAGGCTGAGATACCCGATGATTGTAATCAGGCCATTCAATGGGGAATTGGACAAATTCACCCGTTGAAGTTTAATTAGTCTTTCAAGTCATCCAAAGCCACTACGGTTCCTTCTACAGGAGGTTGATATTGTCCATGCCTATTTGTATAAATTTTTTCTAATAATACATCTTGTTCAGGCGTTCTTTCTACTTCGGGGAAGGCCATTTCTGTGTATGTTAAACTGATACAACGAAGCTTTTCTTGGTCAGTTAAATGGTTGGCTGTAAGTATATGAGCAACTCTGCAAACAAAATCATCACATGTTATGAGTTTAAACATTTTCAACCTCCAGCAACGCTCGGTTAATAGCTTGCTCGATTTTTAATGCTACAGTTCCTACGCTGTCGTTTGAATCAATTTTAATAGCATTTTTTTTATTTTTATTTCGCTTGCGGACAATACTTTTTTCGATAGCAGTAAAAGGTGTTAAACGTGTCCACATATACCAACCATTTCCAAGTTCTTGTGCGGTGTAATCACTTGAATTCAAATCGAATGGTTTTTTAGTCATTGATACCCTCCGCAAACATGCGCACATTGTTGATAAGCAGATATAGCACTAACACGTGTCAGCAAGCAAGCCCGTACAAAATTAGGCGCAGGCGTACCTGGCTTAAGCTCGGCCATGTAGTCGGTCGGTGGTGCTGGTAGACTTGGCTTAGGGCATGCCGATGGCACGTAAACTGTTTTAGTCGCGCAGCCTCCCAATGCAGAGGCTAACACGACAATAAGCACAGCTATAAAGACCATCACTAGCATTTCGATTTCGGGTTTCATTTTATTTCGGTTTCGCTCCTATAGATCAAGGGGTATATAGCTCGTGTAAATAATTTCTCGGCGTATTGTTTGGCTTCATCTAGCGTTTTAAAACCCTCTACATACTGCCAATAATGAAACCATTTATTCTTTGCAAAAACACGGTATGTGTTATAGGTAGCTGTTATATCGTATTCAATTTTAACTCTCACTCTTTTTCCTCCTCAATAATTAACGGTTTATTTTCTCTCTGTAGTTTTGCATCTTTAATCACTTCGTCAAAGTAATTAAGTTGCAATTTCATATTGTCCAAACTTGTTATCATTTCATTTATTTCTACTACTTTCTGATGATAAAGCTTGTTTTTTGACATTAATATACATAACTTTTCCAGCGCGTCTTTTAGTGATAAAAGTTTAAGTTCTATATTGGCCATTTTTTCGTGGATAGTTTGCTCGTTAATATTCATATTAACCCCCTTCTCTCAGCATCAAAGGAGTGCATCTTGTCGCCCTGCCGAGTTCTTCTAACTCAAAACCAAGCTGGGTAAACTCAGCTACTATCAAATTCAGCACCCCCTGATCGGGATGCACGGCATTTTTTTCGATGATCCAGTCAGTTAGCAAGTCTATCAATTGCCTTTCATAATCTTTTTTGACTTCTACCGCTTTAAAAAAGCGCATACTATGTGTTAATTTTACGTTAGCCATAATTGACTCTCCTATAGTTGATTGTGGTTAGCTAGCCGTTTGTGTTGAGACCACTTGCGGCTGGCGCTGTTTACCCCCTACTTATTGTCTTGAGATTCTTCGACCTCTTTTATTAATACATCCAGATACCATCTGCATTTTTTAAAGTCCTTTAGTGCAGATTCTTTGTAGCCAGAGCGGCTTAAATACTTAAGCGCGGTCAGCTTTAAAAAGCCCATAAATTCTTCTGGAGTTGATTTAGCTCGCATATAGTCTATAGCCTCTATGCCGCCCGCTGTGTAATGCTTAGGACTGTTTATTTCTTCTTTCATAATCATATCTTTAATAACCTGCTTCTTTTCCCTTTAAGCTTTCCTTATGTAAATCTCCGCAATTCTTGCATTTAAACAATATTTCTGTGCAACTATTCAGAAATTCCTTAATTTCACTAAATACCGCTATACTTCCCTTGAAATTATCTAAATTCGATCCGTGCTGAGTAGTCTTAGAAATAACTTCGTAATCATGCAAGCAATATATTTTTGATATCTCGCACTTATTACAAATTTCCTTTATCCTCTTTTGACCATTAGGAAGTGCTATTTCTGAATAATTATAATTATGATTACAAAATATTGATTTTGGATGCACAGCTCACCTCATAGTTTTAGTAAGTTGTTTTCGATTAAGTAAATGAGCATTTTTGCTCGTGCGTCGGCTTCAGTCACAGCCATAAAACTTATAGAATCGTCATATACATCTTCTGCGCAATACCAAAGTGGTTTAGATATCTTCCAGCTCATTGAATATTTAGCCGGCAATAATTCGCCTAATTCTGCAACCGTGTAAGCTGGATAATGGATAAATTCACCACAGGATTTTTCATAAGGATCTCTGCCGTATATGATACTTCCAGCGAGTAATTTTTCTAAATCGTCTTGCTGTCTTGTTTTATAATGTACTTCGTACAAAGGATGGTTTTTATCCAATACAACCCAATTAAACAAACTATCATTTTTAACATTCAGCTCCTGTAGCCGCTTGGCCAAATCAAGACTTACCACTTCTTTTTTAATAAGCTTTGGAATTAATGGGTGCTTCTCTACCTGTTTTTCAATCTTCATTCTCATTTCTCCTGTGTTAAATAATTTGCAGTAAGGAAGATACGCTTCCGGCTCCCCTCAAATAGTAACGTCTAGCGGTGCAACTATCTTTGCTACTAAGCATGTATCGCTTAAGCGTTTATTAGGCTCTCTATACGTCCTAATGCGTCATTAAGCGCCTGCTGTTCGCTACTGCAAAACCTTTAATTATCGTTTAAAACTGCTTGTAGCTCGTCCTTAAGAAGATTTATTTTATGCCGTAAATTATTTAAATCTCTATTGAAGCCACCAGCACCACTGCTATTACGCCCTTTCTTTATTCGTTCAATAATTTTTTGTTCCAGTGTGTTTATTTGCTTTTTTATTGTTTCTGGTTTTCTCATAATTAACCTTAAATTTACGTCAATAACAGTTTGAAACCCGCACCACCTTCAACAGCCCAGGATTTATATAGCGTATTGCTATGACCTGCTGACCTCCAACTACGCATTACTGCGTTGTTATTGACGTAAAACCTTGACCATTTTCCCGATGACGGGAAGATGCTTAATCTTCAAACGGTATCTCAAAGTCATCCTGATAGTCATAAATAGATTGCCAGTTATAATCCGCCCAAGCTTTAATTTTTGCCTTGTCTTCCGGGGTCCAATGGCATGCTTGCTTTGCTGTCTGATATTGCTTGATTGCTTTATCGCAAAGCCGTTGACATTCTTTACGAGCATTATCAATTTCTTTCAGAAAAATTCCTGACTCATTTTCTAGCGTCATCGATGCTTCAAAATGGTTATAATCATAACTAAGCATTACTTTAACGCTCGCTGACTTTAGTACTGTATCGCTCATTAATCACCTCAAAAGTTAAAATATTCCGCAATCAATCTGCTGGCTCATAAGTAGCTTCAAAAACATCTGATTTGCAGGGATAAAATTCGCCCTTTACGCCTTTGATTATCCAATCGCCAAAGCTTGCAATCATGATTCCTTCAAGGGTCTGTATCTTAAGGATAGGGTTTCCATCTAGATCAAGGTCAGCCGCCTTGTTGCAGGTTATGAAATTAAAAACTTTGTTTTTACTTTCGTTAGTAAATTGTTCGGCCTCAATAATTACTGGTTTCTTTCTAAACTTTGGCACATTAAATTCCTCTCTAAAGTTAAAATATTCTGTAAATCTCGTTTTATTCCGCAATGTTTATGTTAAAATCATCAAAATCTTGTTAAAAATCAACCATCGGGGTGTGGCGCAGTTTGGTAGCGCACTAGCTTCGGGATTTAGGGTCCTCCAATAATGCCACCAAAAATCCTTGCGGGACTTTTGCGGGTTTCAAATGTGATTTATTATGCTTTATCATGCATTTGTAACGGGATGCGCAGATAAAATATTGTTTATAATCAAATAGATATAAAATGAGTGGCGTCCTGAAAATCCTTGTGTCGGTGGTTCAATTCCACCTTCGGCCACCAGTAATACCAAGCACTTTAAGTCATTTTTAAAACTCTTCAAAAATGCCTTGCGGGATTTTTGCGGGAGCTAGCAATGCTTTCTTGTGCTCTCTACTGCTCATTTTTAACTATTCACCGATTTTTTAATCACCGTTAATAACGGCGTATTTCTTGCTTCTTCACACACCTTATTAGCCGCTTCAATTAGATTGCCAATCTCGGCCGCGCTATAGTGTGTCGTGATGCGACTTGATTTATGTCCTAATAAATCTTGCCGATCCTCAAAGCTCACACCCGCAGAACGCAAGCGTCTGCCGAATGTATGCTTTAAGTCATGTACTCTTGCGTCGGGTATCTCGGCGCGCTCCCTTGCGCTACACCAAGCGCTATTGAGCATTCGCGTCATCGGTCTTTCGCGGTATGTAAAAACAAACTCACTGTTCTTGCCGCGCGCGCTATCAATAATGCTTTTTGCAATCTTATTCAAAACCACTAATCGGTCATGCTTGTTTTTTACGTGTTTCGCAGGAATAATAAATGCCGAAGTATTTAACTCTGGTATTTTTATTTCCCACTCCCACTTGAGGCGACATACTTCTTGATCGCGCGTTCCGGTATTTACCGCAAACAGCGCCATCACGGCTAGATGGGCAGGCAATTCGCTGAATAGTTTTGTCTGCTCATCCCAATTTAATGGCCTTGGCTTTCTGCAATCATCTTCTGGTAATAACGTTATCTTGGGTGCTTTCAGCAACCACGTTAAACCAAATTCATCTTGCCAGCTATCGGCCGCTAAATTCAAAATACGCCTTACTACTTTCAAACCATGATTAATGGTTTTGCTTTTTTTACCGTCCTTTTTGCGAGCATCAATAAATGCTTGCAAGGTACCCATGTGTATATTATCTAACGAAATATGGCCTATATATTCGTCTAAATATTTAAGCCTGCTTGCATCATCCGCAATACTGCGTTTGTGCAAGTTTTCCGTTAAAAACTTGGTTGCCGCGTCTCGAAATAATCGTTTAGGTCTTACACCATAAATCGCTGCTTGGCGTATTTCTTCGCAGCGTCTGGCTAGATACCTTTCCGCTTCTTCGAGGTCGCTAGTTCCCGTGCTTTCGCAAATGCGCCGGTTGAGGACAACTTTGTCGATGTGCCACGTTCCGTTTCTGGAATAGAGTCCTGGCGTTCGTTTTCTTGCCATTTCTTTTTACTCCCTACCGCGCAATGCCCGTTACGCTTCTTATATTCATCAAACCACCAATCAAGATCAAGTCTATCGAAACCAATGCCGCGATCACCTATAGGGACTTCGGGTATCTTACCTCTTACTTCATCGTTAAAACGGTTCTTATCCATACCTAAATATTTAGGCGCATCTACTAGTCTTATAACCCTTGGTTGCATAACCCCTCCCTTATTTTTTACTTTTCCACCGCTTTACGTGTTTACATAAAATATCTTGCAGCTTCGGCTTATCTTTAAAATTATTCGCCATTGCTTTTTGCCAAGCTTCGGCGGGATTAAAGTTTTGTTTCATGTAAATTCTTCCTCAAGCGGTGTTAAGCAGCTTTCTGGCAATCCATTACACTTACATTTTTTAGCAAGTAAGCACGCTCCATTATCGCCATGATAGCCTTCATGATGTCCGCATGGGCACATTTTAGGTCCATTTTTGTAACACCATTCTGGTACATACGGTGCGTCATTCGGCGTTCCTGGAAAACTACGGCTAATTTCTTTCATATCCCCTCACTCAATCGCAATTAATTTATTTGATATACCCCTCAAATTCTTCTATCCAATCCATTACAATTTTTGCAAATTGATTATTTGCCGGAGTGTCGCCTTTGTTTATTCCCAGGAAAAATCTTTCAATTGGGCGATAGGCATCTCGCAAATCGTAAATTGTTTGTTGTATTTTTTCAGAAGTTGATTTTTCTAATGTGCCACATAAACAAGCGCATTCGCCTTCGTAAGTTGAGCCGTCAATTTTCCCCGCTAATATTGCAGCTTTTAGATTAGGAATTTCTGAGATTGCTCTTAATAAAACATCAAAGAAATCTTTTTTAATTGGTTCCAGGTCTGCGCCTTTCAGGTATGCGCCTTTCAGGTCTGCGCCTTTCAGGTTTGCGCCTTTCAGGTTTGCGCCTTTCAGGTCTGCGCCTTCCAGGTCTGCGCCTTTCAGGTTTGCGCCTTCCAGGTCTGCGCCTTCCAGGTCTGCGCCTTTCAGGTCTGCGCCTTCCAGGTCTGC